AGCGCAGCCATCACTTGAGCAAGCCAACATCATCAAGAGGAAACTTAACGATGATGTGAATGGTACACAAAATAAAGGAAGGATTGATGTATTGCAAACACCTTGGGATTATCTTAATTTTGGTTTGAGTAGTGTTGACATGGAACTTGTAAAGACAATGCAAATGTCAATGCACCAATGGTGTAGGGTATTCGGTTTGCCTGCTGTGTTGTTTGACACAGACACATCAAGCTACAACAACTACCAGAACGCAATGCGTGACCTTGTTACCAACACAATTGTACCAAAGTTGTGTCAGTTGCGCGATGAGTTGAACAAATGGTTAGTGCCAATGTACGGAGAGGACTTGTACATTGATTTTGACATTACTGCGTTGCCAGAGATGCAACAAGATATGGAAAGAATGACAAGATCACTTCGTGATGCAAACTGGTTGACATTTGATGAGAAGCGCGTAGCGATGAACTATTCTGAGAAGGAAGGTGCTTATGAATATTCCTATGTAAATGGTGGACTTGTAAGGCTTGACCAAGTTGGAATGGACTTGACAGTACCAGGTATGGTTATGACTCAACCAGAAGATGATGATAACAGCAACGACAACGGACGAGATGATATGGTCAATGGTGATGACTCTGCATCCCAAGACGGTGTCGGAGAGGAAATGCCGAACTGAACAAATGATGATGACACGACTTCGGTTGTGGCATAAAAAAAGACTCGAAGATGAACGCGAAGCAGCGAGAGCAATATTGGTTGAAAGTGGAGAGGTTGAGAAACCAACTTGATGCCAAGTACATTGCTCTTTTTGCCAACGCGATTGACAAAGACTTGAAGAAGTTTATTGTCATGTTGAAGAAGAACGGCCCAGAGGCTACTCGTAGCATGATGGGTACTTATGTGTGGAACGAGGAGATGTTTACTATTATGCAGCAATTGTATAAAGAGGCTGCAATATTATTTGGCAATGCGAGTTATAGGGCGGTAGGGATAATGAGCAGAAAGGCGAGCAATCCTTTTGGTTTAAATTTAGATTGGATTAATGAGATGCTTGCTTTTTTAACTAAATTTGGATTGCAATTGGTTGCCAACATGACCAATACTACTAAAGTTAAAATTGATACTATCATTTCACTTGGTATTGCTCAAGGGTTGAGTAGTGACCAGATTGCTGAGATGATAATGGAGGATGAGGAACTTGGATATGCCAAGATGAGGGCAACAAGGATAGCGAGGACTGAGGTGATGAGGGCGAGTAATTATGCTGCGTTTATTGGAGCGAGTAAGCATGACTTTGTGGTTGATAAGATTTGGATTGCGACAAGGGATAGCAGAACGAGAAGGATTCCAAAAGATTATTATGATCATTGGGATATGGATGGGCAGATAGTTGCATTTAATGAGAACTTCACCAGTAGGGATAAACTTGGCAGACCNGTTATCGCTGAGATACCTGGAGACCCAAAGAGTCCTAAAGGATTTACTATAAATTGTAGGTGTACCGTTGGATTTATTCCAAAACGTGATGCCAATGGTAGATTAATTTTAAAACAGTAATTATGCCGATAAACAGATGCGAAAATGGCAAATACAGGATTGGAGAAGGCGAGTGTATGTACACTAGTCGTGAGTCAGCAAGAGAGGCTTATGTGGCTTACTTGGCTGAGCATTCAGAAGAAAATGAAAGACAAGAAGAAAATAAAAAAAGTATGATATACAATTACAAATCATTTGAGGCTAACGTAAAAGATGTTGACTCAAAGAAGGGCGAAGTAAGCGGTTATTTCTCTGCATTCGGAATGGTTGACAGCGATGGCGATATAATGATGCCAGGCGCATTCAAGCGTTCAATCCAAGATTGGGGGCCAGAGGCAAAAGGTAGGGTAAAACACTTGTTGAACCATGACCCAAGCCAACCACTCGGTAAGATCATTGAGTTGAAGGAAGATAGCTATGGTCTGTTTTATCGTTCACAAGTTGGAACGCATAGGCTTGGTCAAGACTTTATCAAAATGGTTGAGAGTGGGCTGATTGGTGAGCATTCAATCGGATTTAGGATACTTAGGGAGCAAAAGGCAGCAGAGGCAAATGAGATACACGAGGTGATGCTTTTTGAAGGTTCAAGCCTGACCGCATGGGGTGCAAATGAATATACACCAATTTTGGGGATAAAAAGTTTGGATGAATGTACTAAGATACAAGAACAAATTAAGACATTTGAGAAGTTTATCAGAAACAGCGATGTGACTGATGAGACAATTGAACTATGCNTNATTAANGTNAGGCAATTGGCGCAAGCGATTGAAAAGGCGAGTAGCACACAGGCAGTTGAAAATACACCTGTGCAGCAAAAGAATAACGAGGAGCTTGAGCAATCACTAATATCAATTTTGAACAAATTCTAAATTAAAGTAAAATGGAAGATTTAAAAAAGTTTGAATCTGCTCTTGAAGCCAAATTGGCTGAGCAGAAGGCAGAAGTTGCTGCCAACACCGAGAAGGCTGCAAAGGCTTTCGAATCAAGGATCGAGCAAATCAATGAGCAATTGGTTAAGGCTAACAAGACTGCTGATGAAGCAAGGAACGAAGTTCTTGAGGCTAAAGCATCTTTTGGCAAATTGCAAGCTAAAGAAAGTGCAAAAGTTGCAACTTCTTATGGTGAGCATATCATGAACATTAAGAACGAGATTGGTTCTGCAATCGAGAAAGGTTGGAGCGATATCAAATCTGCTGCTCGTGGAAATGGTAAAGGTTTCATCTATGAGATGGATGCTAAGGCTGTACAAACAATGACCATCGGTACTAACCTGACTGGTTCTGTTTATACCTCTTATGTTGACAACGCTTACATGAGGTCTTATGTTAATCCTCACCTGCGTTCTGTATTTAACATCATCCCTGTTTCTACCGGTTCTGTTTCTTTCCCACGTGGTAACACTCCAGTAGGTGAAGGTTCTTTCGGTAAGCAAACTGAAGGTTCTGATAAGCCTCAAGTTGATTACGATGTAACAGTTGTAAATACTGCCCTTTCTTTCATCGCTGGTTACGCTAAAGTTAGCCGTCAGATGATCGATGACTTGCCATTCTTGCAAGCATACCTTCAGCAGTCTTTGATTGAAGATTTCCAAAAGGCAGAAGATACTTATTATCTGAATGCTATTGCATCTTCTGCAACTGCNGGTGTTTCTTCTGGTGCTAACACAGCCGAGAAGTTCATTGATTATGTTGCTCAGTTGGGTGCTTTGAACTGGACTCCAAACCTTTCTTTGACCACACACGCTGGTTGGGCTGCTTTGTTGAAAACCAAGCCTTCTGACTACTCTGTACCTGGTGGAATGGTTATCGACAACAATGGTAATGTTAGAATCGTTGGTATCCCTGTTATCCCTCATTCTTTGGTTACAGCTTCTAAGATTTATGTAATGGATACTACTAAGTATGCAATTGCACAACAATCTGGTCTGAATGTTCGTAGCACAGAGTTTGATCAAGATGACTTTATCAAGAACTTGATTACCTTCCGTTGTGAAGCACGTTGCGAACTCCTTCAGTTCCAACCTTCGGCATCGGTTTATGGAGCAATCTAAGTATTATAAAAAATAAAGGGGATAGTAACTTATCCCCTTATTTTTTGTATCTTTATGTTGGCTAAAACAATAAAGATATGACAAATGTAAATGAAATTTGGACAGCTTGCTTCAATTATGAAAATAAATATGAGGTAAGTAATTATGGAAAAATTAGAAAAATAAAAACCAAGAGAGAATTAATTGGACATATAAGTTCTCAAGGTTATAGGAGAGTTAGTCTTAGTAAAGACAATAAAAATACAAATCGTAGTATTCATAGACTTATAATACAATCATTTATTGGCGATATTCCAGATAAGGTTGTAAATCATAAAAACGGTATAAAAACTGACAATAGGATTGATAATTTAGAGTGGGTTACTATTTCTGAAAATACTTGTCATAGTTTTAATAACGGATTACAAATAAATAAAAAAAGTTTAGAATCACCATTTGCAAAAATGTGGGTTCATAAAGAATACGGATTTTTTATTACGACAGTTGAGTTATATAAACTATATGGCACAAATGGAATTAATAAAAAACCTATGCAAATAATAAATACGCAATACTCAAAGGTTTAATCTAAGTAGGTTGTTTTTTTAAAGTGTATATTTTGGGGGGCGGTATTCTTATCGCCCCTTTTTTTTAACTTTGGACTATGGAAGTAAAAATACTATCTACTAATAACTCAAAAATGCTTTATGGTGCATTGAAAGAGATGCATCGCAACTCATTGAGTGGTGAGGTTGTTTATGCTGTTCCACATGAAAACTCAAAGACATCTTTCAACCTATCAATGCAAAAGATAATGAATAGTACAAATGGTGTACTATTGCTCTTTGAAGATGATGTTGAAATAAGGGATTTTACTCACTTTGAGGAGGCTGTATCTCAATTACCAAGTGATTGGGAATTGTGCTATCTTGGGGCGAATTTGATTGCGCCTATTGAGAAGTATAGTGAGAATCTTTACAAGACATTTGGGGCATGGACAACACACGCTGTGATGTACAATAACCCAAAAGAATTGTGCAAAGGATATACGATACAAACATAATGTTTGATGATTGGTTAAAGACAAATATACATTCAAAGGGAAATACTTATATAATTAAACCCATGATTGCGTGGCAGAAGCCACACCAAAGCGATTTGTGGAATGGATATGTTGACTACACAAGAATATTTGATGACTCGGCAGCTAAATTGATATAGATGAAAAATTATGTAATTATTGGTGCAATGGATGGCATAAGCCATGACAATATTTTTGATAGACTTAAAGATGAAACAGACTATCAAGCATATTTTATTGAGCCAGTACCATACTATTTTGAAAAGTTAAAAGAGAATATAAAGCAATTGTCAAATGCAAATGCTTATAATTTATTTATTTTAGATAATAATGCAAGTGTTCAAATGGCATTTGTAAAACCAGAATTTTTACCAAAAGAATCTTTTTTAGACGGATGTAGTTCATTGGTTGAAAATAATATTCCCTTAAATAAATATTTAAAAGAAGTACCTAAAAATATTTTAGAAACAATAGAAATAAGCGCAATTACATTTGATCAGTTTTGTATATTATATGATATAAAAGATATACATTATTTGCAAATAGACACAGAGGGATGTGATGAAAGGATATTAAATACGATTGATTTAAACAAGTATAACGTAAAAGAACTTAAATTTGAGAATCACTACATAAGTGATACTTTTTACACAGAATTACTAATTAAATATCCGCAATACTCTGGAAAAGTTGTAGAAGCTGATATAATACTAAAATTATGAACATTGTAGCTTCAGTCCATCTTTACCCTCCAGAGCATAACTGCGGTGCAGAATGGATGCTTCACTTTATGCTAAAAGACCTACAATCTAAAGGTCATCATGTGAGGATACTTTTGCACGATGCCAATAGGTACAAGATTAGGAACAATTATGTATTTGATGGCATTGATGTTTTTCCTCCAACCCCAACTGTGATAGATGGTCTATTTAGGTGGGGTCATGCTATTTTTACGCATTTGGACTACACAAGGTGGACAATTCATACAGCAAAGATGTATAAAAAGCCTGTTTTTCATCTTATCCACAATAGTCATCCTTACCCAGAGATTATTGATGCGGAGAAAAAACAGCACATAATATACAATTCTTTATGGTTAAAAGAACTTTTGAATTATAAATTTAGTAATTTTATAGTGACTCCGCCAGTTGACTACAATTACTATGATTTGGAGAATGAGCCTGAGAAGTCGGAATATATCACTTTAATAAACTTAAACGAAAACAAAGGCGGTAAGATATTTGGCGAGATTGCAATGGCGATGCCACACAAGTCATTTTTAGGCGTTTTGGGATCATACGATGAACAAATAACTCAAAGCCTACCAAATGTAACTTATGTGCCTAATTCGCCTAATATTAAGCAATGGTACGCTAAAACAAGAATACTTCTCATGCCATCAAAGTATGAGAGTTGGGGAAGGACAGCGACTGAGGCGATGTGTAGTGGGATTCCGGTAATTTGTACTGATACACCTGGGTTGAAAGAGAATTGTGACAAGGCAGGGATTTATATTAAAGATAGGAACAATGTTAAAGACTGGGTTGAAGCGATTACAAAGTTGGATGACAAAAAAGCCTATTCATGGGCCTCAAGAAAAGCCAAAGCGAGATCAAGAGAGTTTGACACAAGAAAAACGCTTGATGAGTTTGAATCCTGGTTCAGAGAAAGTGTTAATAAATATAATTAAAGATGACATATATAGACGGCATAACAATATTAGCTGACGCGGTTGTAGAACCAGTTAGCCTTACCGATGCTAAGAATTGGTTACGTATAACCAACTACGATACCGATGATGTGCTAATAGGTGACTTGCTTAATGGTGCAAGGGTGCATATTGAGAAGCTGACCGGGTGTTCTTTGGTTAACAAGTCAGTAAGGATAAACGTTGAGTTGACTCCACAGAGCCAAGGCTTTTGGATTATTGATGTACCTTATGGGCCGTTGGGATGTGTGGATGAGGTTAAGGTTAAGACTGGGATGAACACTTACGAGGTATTGACAAAAAATGAGGAGTATGAAATTATAGGTGGTAAAATTTGGCTATATTCACCAGGGATTTATGTGATAAAGTATCAATGTGGATATAACTCAATCCCAGAGGACTTGGCAACTGACATACTTACTTTGGTAGCTTGGTCTTATGAGAATAGGGGTAAGAAGTTCCAAGGGGATGCAAAG